ACTGTTTAAAAACTGTCTTTCTCCCTCTTCATCATTCATCAGTTTCTTGCGCTTCTGCTCTTCAGACCATTTTATGCGCTTGTCTCTATCGCTTTTTATTTCGTTAGCTATTGCAACTGAAATTGGTCTATTTGACCCATCGATCCCTTGGCCTCGACCCTTTTGATGATCTATTGCATGACCAAACTCATGCCTCCATGTGCTTTGTTGTGACGGTGACAGCTTATCAAACTCAGGGTTTGTTCCCATGTTTATCGTTCTGCCATTTCCAGAACAATAAGCCCTTTTTCTTACGTTCACGACCGCGACTGGTGCTACTTTAGCAATGGCTTTGATGATATTCATTGTGTAGCTTTGTTTTGACTTTCGATCCCAGCCAGCGGCATTTTGCCATCTAAGTTCTGTGGGTGAGACTTCTCCCCAAGGCTTGCTGAAATCAGCTTCTGCTTGCGTATCTTCAAAATCATCTTCTGGGTCAATGTATAATGTAACGCAACGACAGTTTATCACATTGGCTGGGCCTCCTCTTGGATCACCAGTGTAGCCCATAGCAACTCCACCTATGATGAAGTCCTCATTGATATCGACCTCTGTGCCGTTCGCCGCCGTATGAGTCTGGCGGGTTCTGGCGTCTGCTGTGGCAACCCACCGTTTTTTCTGATTTGGAATGTTAAGGCTGGCGTTTATCTCATGATTTGCATAGCTTGCCGCGCTATGTGTTTCTGTCCTTGCGATGGTTGCCGCCCGATATCGACTGAATGCGCCTCTCATGCTCTCAAATATATTACTGCTGATAGGCGAAACGCCAAGCCCATCTTTTTCCCCTACGGCAATTATCGATGCAAGTTGCTTAACTGTGGTGTTTGTTATTCCAACAACTCTACTTGCCCCCTGTTGTTCGATATAAAGCCTTATCAATCTTTGAAACTGATTTTCTTGTTTTCTGTCGCGCATGATACGCAAACCAAAATCCTCTATCACAGAGGCGTAATGAGCATCCAAGGTTGTTTTGATTTTGGCTGACGCAAATTGTTCTATGCCAGTAATTTGTTGATTGTAGCTGTAAGACCTTCTGGCCTTGTCTCCAATCTCCGCAAAAACAGTGATCATGCGCAGTCTGAGTTTTTTTTCGTAACTGACCCGTAAGCGGTTTTGCTCGATAAACTCCTTTCGCGCAGACCTGCGAATGCCCTGTTGTTTTACCGCAAAGGCTGTCATTTTTTCATTGGATGTCCTGATGGCAAAAGATCGAGATCAAACTTGCCACTGCGGAACCGACCCCTGCGCACAGCGTAAAGAAAAGCATTTACCCTCGCGTAAGCCCACTGGTCAGGGCCAGAAACATTCCTCCTCACAGACGCTGGGTTCGTTCTGTAAGCCCCTACCCCGCGCCTAAACACTGCGGAAAGCATACGCAAGGTCACTCGCTTGCCCTTCTTATCCCCGTGTTTATCGTTATGTTCTTTAACTTTGTTTTTAAGTGCATCTTTTACTTTGCCGCTTACTTCTTCTTTTTGATTTCCATAAGGCAACCCCTCATCCCAATCGTCAGGAAACATGATGGATTCAATTTCCATTTTTTCATCACGTTCCTTATCCAGACGTTTGACTGTCCTTCTAGCCCACGTCTGACCCGCATCTCCTCCCCATAAAGCCCAAGCGATACGACCCGCACTAGGATAACCATCCTCACCTCTACGGAACCCAGTGGCCCTCTTGTCGACCTCATGGCGACTAAAGAATGAGTGCATACGCCTCACTGTGGACGGGGATAGCTTTTCTTTGGATACAAGTTGGACTGCTCTTGCAACACCAACTTCTGTTCCTCCTCTGTTGTGCTCTTTTCTCCACGCAAGCCCACGTTCAGCCTCTTGCGCCATGCTGTCTGTAGGCGTTGTGTCAACATCACTCTCTGCCTTTGCATCATCGTCAAGCTCCTCCCCCTTTTCTTTGCCCGTCACACGCAAGTATATAGCGTGACTTGAGCATGGCAGATAATAAGTCCCGTCTGGGCTTTTTACCGTATGCGTTCCGTCACACCCAAGTTCCTTTGCCCTTGCCGCCGCTTTTGGCTGACTGTCAAATACGTCTGGCCCCTCTCCAAAACGAGGATCAGTTTGCTTTGGAGTTTGAAGCTCATCTCCTGTCAGCCTTGTGTAATCTGCGTGAGAAGCGCAAGGCATATACACTGTGCCATTGTCTGTGTCATGTGAGTGTATTCCTGTACATCCTATTTCTTCCGCACGTTCTGTAGCTTCTGCCTCAGTAGTGAATACATCTTTTTCAACTTCACTCTTTGAAACAACATCCCAATCATAAACCTGTTTGCCATCCTGCTCAGCATCTTCACCCTCCGCTGGTGCGACCTCTGCTGATCCCAAGGGAAAAAGATTAGCCGCGATAAAGACATCATCACCACCTCTGATTGGCTCTAAACCTAAACGCTCCCTTGCCTCGTTGCGTGATATGATGCCCTCACGAACAGCCGAAACCACATTTTCATAAATACGTCTGCGCCGTTCTACCATCGCTGGCACAGCGTCAAAGTCATATGCTATGGAGATGTCCTCACCATACATTGGAGCCAGCCATTCATTAAAGTCTGACTCAACCCGTTTCGCCAATGGGATAATTGTTTCCTCGTAAAGAGCAAGTCTGGCTTCTTGGACGTTTGAATAAGTTTGTTGATCTGGTATGCCAATCAATTGACTTGGAACGCCGAAACACAATGCAATATCCTTTGCTGATACGTGTTTCTGCTGGAGGAAATCCATATCACGAGGCGACAACCCCATTTCTTTCCAATCAAAGTCTCCTTCCAACAACAGTGGCCTACCAGCATTATCACTGCCTTGAAACCGTTGCCGCAAATCCTCGTTTAACTGTTGTCTTTGCCCATCTGTTAATTGGACTGATAGACCTCGATCATCTGATGGTTTGAAAACTATCGCGCCAGTTGGTCTGGCTCCATTGCGTAATAACGAAATGTTATGTTTGTTGACTTCATTGTAATTGTCGATGTCAACCGCCGCCGCCATGATTGGCGAAAGCCCATAGTAATCATCTAATGGGTTCCACATTTTCATGTGTTTGATTTCTGATTCGCCAGTGTCAGCATCCACTGGATAATCTTTTACAACTCGACCCCCGATGTAGTATTCATAAGAAGATGGTATGGAGGTTTTGCTGGGTTTTATTCTCATTCTGTCTGGACGCAGAAGATGCAACTCACGAGGCTGACCATTCACATCAGTTCGTATTGCGTAACTATTTCCGCTGAGAAGTAAAAAAGAATACAAAGATTGGAAATATTCAACGCCAGCCTGTTGTGCATTCGGCCTGTTTAGCAGGGTCAGCACAGGATGCTGATCAAGTTCTATATCGCCTTGAAATGCCTTAAATGGTATTGATGCCGCACCGTTTGCTATTTCATTCACACAACGAAAGACAATTGCGTTTTGCTGATATCCCTCTCCTGCGTAACTTTCATAGTTGTCGCGTCTGTAATGATAGTTGTTTGTCGCTGTAAGCACGACCTGTGGAGCTTCTTTTCTTTCTGGTGGGCTAACTAAAAGCCCCTTTACATAATCTATGATGCTAGCCATTAACTGATTCTCCAAAACGCCGTCCCACTGGATTGGCTAAGTTCTGTCAACGCCCAGACTAGAGCATCAAGCCTGTCGGGTGAGTTTCTACTCCCGACTGTAAAAGTGCAAAGTTGCTCCTCCAATTCAGAAAATGCCCCAACATGGGATACTTTGCCCTGTTCATATAAAGCCGCAATAGGCTCCGCTCTTACCATCTTACCCCTCGATGCCGTTACTCCAGTGTACGGCACTGAGCTTTCTATATTTCTTAACAGTCTTTCAACCAAATCACCACCGTTATTGGTTTCTGCAACTATTCGATCTGCGTCATATTTATAAAATTGATCGATAGCTAACCGACCCCATCCATCAGGTGACATCCTACCAGAAACATCGTCAAGAACATAGTAACGACCATCTTCCCCCGCTCCCGCAACGATAATTCCAGTTTCATCTGAGTCCTCGCCGCTGGTTACTGCGGGATCAATGGCAACGATAATTCGTTGCAAATCAGGCACATCTGATTTTTCTACGCGGGTTTTATCCAACATCGAATAGTTCCACAATGCGCCTTCAGTCTCATCAAGTATTTCTGCGTAAAGCTCCTGACGGCCCAGAGTTGTATTGCTGTACCTGTCTTCGAGAGCTTTCAGAGCAGATGGCGCGAGATTGTCTGCGTTCTCAAAGGTTGAGCCGCGTGAGATGTGTGTGTCATCTCTCTTCAGCAATCCTCGGATTATCTTTGTTGGTTTTGGGGTTGTGGTAATAACGCACTGAGGCGTTTGACCTAGCCTCAGACCAAACATAAGCTGATCGAATGTCTCTGGGTATTTCCAAGCCGCTAATTCATCGCACCAAGCCCTGTGAAACTGTGGACCACGCAGTCTGTCAGGCTCCTCCGCGCTAAACCCTATTATCTTGGAACCGTTATACAGCCTAATCTCCGCACTGGAGGCGTTGTAACCTTGACCCCTTCCCGACATCAAACACTCTCTTGGGATCACGCTGAGCAAGCCGCTAGGCCCACCAAACGCCACTCTGCGTATATCTCCAAAGGTGGGAACAACTACGGCGCAAAGGCTGTTTGGGTTTTCCACAGCATATTGAGCTATATCGTGTGCGCCTGTTCTGGTTTTCCCCCAGCCTCGACCCGCAAGTATTAGCCATATAAACCAATCCCCATTGGGAGTCAGTTGTTTGTCACGTGCAGTGTCCAGCCAATCACTGTATAGTTTTGCTGAATGTTTCTGCTCTTGCCGCTCTAAGTTCGTGTAAGTCTGACATGACTCTTCTAAAACTGTCTGGGACTGTAACATCAGCATTTACCTTTTGTATCTCACTTGCCTCACCTAATGCTAATTTTCCGATCTTCTGGGCATTCATTGCCGTAGCCGACAAAGACCTTAACTGCTCTGGATTGAACAAAGCATCCCCTCCAGCATCCTCTACCTGTTGCGCCCTCATCAGTTGAGTTGCAACCCTACCTAGAAATCCTTGAGCTATCCTCAGTGACGCTCTATCGAGCTTCCCCGCCTCGTCAGCGATATCTTTGATGCGGTTGTTTTGGATTGTTTCTCGCGTTCTTGTTAAAAACTCAGTGCGCTTATCATTCCATCCCTCTTTTTTAGCCCTCCGATACATGGTGGCTTTGGGGATGTCGTATTTTTTTATGAGCCTGTCTAGACTAATAGTCACTCTTGACCCGTCCTCTTGTAGCTCTCCCTCGCAAAACTCCATCATTATTTTTTGTGACAGGTCTTGTGTTAGCTTTTGGGGCATAACCGCTATCGCTTTCTAATCAATTAGTTTCACTGGTTAACCATGACCATAATTTGTCTTTGAGACTGATGGTATCACTAATCTCATTTAACTGGTAGACCTCTATTGACAAGTCATCTGCGGCAAGAATGTTTGCTATCTTAGTTTTGCGACCTTTGAGAAACTTCTCTGACTGAGTATCTGCCCTGTCTATATGTCTTTGCTTTAGTGTCTGATCATCTTGCTTTAGCACTATGGTTCTCAAGTGATACTGGTCCTTTATCGACCTCAGGTTATTGAGACTGAAAAGCCTATCACCCTCAAATAGGATGTGACGCCTTTTTAGCTTCATGTAATCAAGAAAGTCTGAGTTCACCGCCATCGATAATCTGTCTGTACCTTCAAACCCATTTGGGGCTATGCTCGATCTTCCGTAACATCCCATCAGAGCTAAGTTGTTAGTCTCCTCATAGTGTCCTGTCACTAATCCAAATCGTAATGTTTGCGGTCTGATAAACTCCTCGAAAACACTTTTCATAAGTGTTGTCTTGCCTGTTGCTGGTTCCCCGCCGATTGCAAGGCATTTTAGTTTACTGGTCAAAACAGACCCACCTCCCTGTCATTTGTTCTAAATCATGCCACTGTTGAGGCTCGTTATTGAAAAAAGCCTCGACCCTTGGAATACGTCCATATCTTTTCAGGGCATTGTTCCAACTGGAAACGTAAGCTGATTTAGACGTTTGCTGATCTGGGTTTAGCTCTGCGAGTAAGCTATGAGGAATGATAGCCTTGCGACCTTCCATGTATTTGTCCCAAAGCCAGTTATACTCAGGCCAAACTCCTCTCATGTAATCCATCTCCCAAGACTGCTCATCGATGTAGCAACCTCCGTATCTGCTCCCCATATGCTGACGTTTGTAGTTACAACAAGCCGTTTCGAGGCTGAGAAAGCCAGCGTCAGGATGATTGACCTTTTTTATGTAATCTGCGGCAGTATGTTCTAGCCAGTTTATTTCTTTTCTGGTTGGCTTGCCCTTTACTAAATGATCCGCTCCGATACAAAACGCCCAACCTGATCTATGAGACGCACCGTCAGCAAACTCCATTGTGGGTGGAAGTATGGGAGCATCGATAAATTTTGTTAACGCCTCACTAAAACACCAGTGTCCCATTCGACCCCAGTGATACCAATCTCTCGTGCATCTTTCTTTGAGTGAATCGTAATTAGTAACTGGATCACGGTGCATTGATTGGGCAATGTAAGCTCCCAGTGTGTCGTACTGACGCAAAGACTTTCCGATAGACCTCAAGAAATCCTCGAACACTAGCTTGCGATATTTGCAATCTGGACTGAACAACAGGCGTTTTTTGTTGTCGTAGAAAAATTCTACCATTTGATCTACAACATCAACTGTGACAACGGGGAACTGGTCACTAAACATGGTTTCGCATGGCCCAGCGTAAGTTGCTCCATGAAACAGAGCCATGACGCATCTTTTTTCAAAGGTAAAATCTAGATCGTTTGCAATCCAAGCCTCTACATTGATGTCTGGAGACCAGTCACCAGTGGCTAACATGAAACGATAAAAGTAATCGAACCCCTCAAAACGATGCTGTTTGAGGCGATAGTCTATGTCTGTTCTCATTTGAACAGTTCCAAACCCGCTTCATGTATTTCTGGCCTTATCTCATATACCAGATAGCCTCGGTTAAGTTCTTTTGCCGCCAGCCCTGTTGTTCCCAAACCTCCGAATGGGTCATAGACAACATGACCTTCCTCAGTGAAGTTCTCAATGCACATAAGAGGCACTTCTTTTGGCTGTGCTACGACCTCTCCATCAATAACCTTTTCCTTGCCATATGGACCCCAAAGATCATGTCCATATGTTCCAAACAGTTTCTTTTTCCTGAGATTGAATATGCCTTCGATGTTCTTGTGTTGAAAAGTATACACATGACCAAGTGTGTGGGAGTAACCATCATACCCTATCTTCTTGATATAATACTTGGCATCTTTCAGAATATATCCATGTTGGAAAAATGTCTGATTGACATAATAAAACTTGGGAAGAATTTGAGAGTTGGCCCTGCGACATCCTGTAAAAGCAATCGTCACTGTGCCCAGTCTTGGACGCAATCGAGGCACAAACCAATCCAAAAACTTTGTTTTGTACGTTTTAGGGTTGTTCTTATCGACCCCAAATACCTCTAAATCTTCGTAGCAGGGTGTGCCGCTAAAGAAATAATCATATTGGTCTATTGTAAGGTTATCTAGGCAACTGCCTAATCTGTACTCTCTGGTGACATCTGTCACTTAAACCTCCATTGTATTTAGCCCCGATAAATCTGTCCTGTTTTTAATAATGTCTAGTTCCTCTTGCGCAGACTTACAGGCCATCATGTTTTCGCGGTAGTAACAAACTATGCTGATCCTCTCAAAAGGTTTCTTCGCACGAAACTGTAAGTTGCCATGCCACTCATGCACGTTAAAAAAACAAACATCAGTATTTCTGACATCAAATCCCACTCCATATCTAGGCAAACAAGTCTGACCTCCCGTAAATTCTCCAGCTTGCAAAACTGCTATGTTGCCCAAGCCACCCTTAAAGTCTCCTGCATCACAGTGAATAGCAGTGCGAAAGTTGCGGTTTACTGTGACAGTCGTGAAAACAGTGTCTTTGATCTTGAAGTCATCATGCGTGTCATCCCAAACCTGTTTTTGAGCCGCCCAACGATCTGGACAAGCCTTTTTAAACTCATCTGAGATGTTGCGTATGTAGGGCATTGCTTGGCGAAACTGATCAAAGTTGCTCTGCGTCCACGCTGTCAGGCGACAGTAAGGCATACGCACATTTCTATCAAAGTACCCGACAATGCCACTTTCGACTGGTTTTGCTGTGGTGGTTTTCGATAATGTACCGTCACTCTTTATGCGCTGATATGCTTTGCTTTTTTTGCCTGTTCTTCCAACCTGACCTCGATCTGAAAATATGGCCTCTTGGCTTGGATCAAAATAACCAGCCGCGTCACCTCTGTTTTGTGTAACAGCCGCCGCTTTTCTTAAAGAATGATATGCTGTTTTGCATAACTTTGGATCAAGTATCCCTTTGCGAAAGAAGAACAGGGGATTGCCATCTGGATCATAAGCATCGCAGTCATAATCAATGATGTGGTCGATCTCGCTGTCATCTATGAGAGTGCCTGACCGTTTCGCAAATTCCTCATAACTGGATTTGGGCTTTGCTTCAAATCTTCGCATATGCGTCCTCGACTAACTTAAACACGGTATCTGTCATGTTTTCTGTACCAAGTTTTTCCTGCACTGCGTCACACATCATGCGAAATTTAGGCTCAGTCTCAGTGTTCATGTACAGATGCACCATTCTGACGTTGGCAATCTCATAATCGCCAAGCAACTCCTCAACAGGGCCGTCATCTACGACCTCAGTGGCAAACTGCATTATTTCCCCGCCAACGGTTTTGGCAATCTCATCTAGAGTAAAACCAGTTAGGGTCATATCGAAATCAAAGTTAGCTATCTCTGATAGCTCTGCTTTCAGCATATCTCTGTCCCATGTGGACATCTCTGCGGACTTATTGTCCATGATCCTAAAAGACCGCTTCTGCGCCTCGTCTAAGCCTTTAGCGATATGCACTGGTACTTTGTCCAACTCTAGCTCTAAAGCCGCTAGATGGCGTGTGTGTCCAGCGAGAATGATGTTGTCCTCATCAACCACAATCGGTTGTCTAAAGCCAAACTCTTGAATTGACTTAGCAACCGTATCTACTGTGTCATCATTATTTCTTGGGTTGCGTTCATACGGTAAAAGTTCAGTGGGGCTGAGTAATTGGACATCCATTTGACACCTCTTTTTTTAGCCTTTTGGCTCAATGATTATACTTGACTTAGCCCTTTCTGGGCAAGATACTGTGATCTCATCCTACATAGGCTGGGTGGCAATGATCAACAAAAGATTGTTGCCACCCTTTTTTATTGTCT